ACAATTTTGTTTACATATTTTACATACTTCACCTTGCAAAGAAAATAATTCAACATATTGATTAATAGATATACCATACAATCTTTGTAATTCACTATTTTTTTTAGCAAGAGGATTCTTACTTTTGCGTTTTCTTTCACGCATTTGTCTTTTAATTTTTTGACTAGGATCTGATGCATATTTTTCACGTTGTATTTTATTATGACATGCTCGACAATATGTTTGTAAGCCATCTCTTCTATTGCTTTTATTAAAAGATGATGCTGGCAAGATCTCAAGACATTTTGGACATTGTTTTGTCATATGCCAAGTATATCATACGCTGTCCTCGTAGTCTTTATATTTATAAAAACCTTTGTCAAAATCGACTTGAACTAAAAACTCACCCATGAACCCATTTCTATTTTTTCTAAAAACACATTCTAAAATATCACTGTTAGGGCCACGACCCATTGCTAGAACAAAATCAGCATCGTAAGCAATCTGTCGTGACCACGAGGTCTGTCCAAGTGTTGGAACAGTGTCTAGCTTATTAACATCATCTGGCGTTGCAGAAGAGATAGCAATAATTGGAATCTCGTCTGAGATAGCCAGAAGCTTTAGCTCACGAGACAAGTTCTTCATACGAACAACTTCAGACTCTGACTTCTGGTTTGGAGACATAAGCTGAAGGTAGTCAACAATAACTAGATCAGGACTGTACTGGTCAATCTTTCCACGAATAACTGATGGCGTAACTTCTCCACCAGAATCATTAGAGATAATGTGAAACTCTGGACGACCCTCTACATTCTTCTTGTGCCACATCTTTAGCGTATCAATCTCTACATTACCTGCAGAAAGTTGGCGGTGTGACCACAGACCCTCGCCCATGATTGTAAAGACACGGTTACGAACCTCTGTCTCTGACATCTCAAGGCTGATAATGAGTGGTGACTTGCCCTGCTTCCATGCTTGTACTGCAAAGTAAAGAGACAGCCAAGACTTACCAATACCTGGATATGCTAGGAATACTCCAAGCTGTCCTGGCATAATGCCAGCAGGTAGATAGTTATCAAACCCTGGAAGACCAGTCTTAATACCAATCTGACCAAGTTCGTTTTGCTTCTGAACATTCTCGTAGTAAGCAACTGCAGACTCAAGGTCGGTAACATCAACATCTCGAATAACAGCGGTATCTTTCTTAAGCTCAGAAGTCTTTGAGATCAGCCCCTCAAGAGCCTCTACGCCCCTACCACTCTGAACCTCTGTTGCTGCATTACGAAGAATGTCCTTTAGATTATCATTAAGGTATTCTGCTTGTAGTTCGTCTAGGTGATGCTTGGTTGACCCAATACCCTGCACAGGTTCAAAATCACGAAACTTCTCTACAATCAGAGATGTTGGTGGCATTGCACTATTCTGCTCAAAATAGTGACGTATGAACTCCCAAATATCTCCATGAGTACGAAGAAGCTTATCTGCGTTTGCCTGTAGCATAACGTGCATCTGCTTGTCTTCTAGGACAGCAGAAATAAGCTTTGACTCTGTGTTATTCATTTAGCCACTTCCTTGCTTGCTCACGACGGATTGCACGTTCCCTCTTATCTTCTTCCACTTGTTCTCTAGCAGTAACAATCTTGTCTGCATAGTTAGCAAAGTATTTCCATGTAGGAGACTCTGCAACATCAAAGTAATAGTCTAGCAGATCATAACATTGCGACATGCCGTATGATTCAATGAGAGCGTCTGCTGCCCATTGTTCAACATTAATATTGTACGATGGTCTTTGCTCATACCTTGCGGTATGTAGCTTAGAATAGCGACTGAGCAAAGCCATACGGTCTTTGCGTTCAACCATTACTCCTGGACTTCTTCCTTTGCATCGTTGATCTTAGCAATAAGCTTCTCTTCTACAAATCCGTAGACACGCTCAAACGCCTGATCGATGTTCTCTCCATCACGGCGTGAATCAACAACGCCCAAATCAATTCGAAGAGACTGAAAGTTACCAAGGTTAAGAGTATAACCAAGAGTAACATTGATTTTAGTATTTTCATTTTCCATTTGTTTCTCTCTTTCCACTTATAGTGTTTCGGACCAAACAGGAATGAATTCCCCATCTGCAGTCCTCGTATATGTAAGGATACCATCTCCCATACGCCTTGTCAACTCCTGGCGTGTCGGAGTTATATTGTTATTGATAAGACCATCCTTACGAGGCCTACCAATATTCTGTTTAGAAAGTATATCACGAATCTCAAGAACTTGCGACTCAGAGTAGTAACATCTAATTTGCCATCCTCGTACTTTTCCAATTGAAGACCCTGTTGGCTCTGGTATCAGACCAGACTTCATAAGATCGGGAAGATACTTTTTGTTTCTGTTTACTAGCAGTGCTGTTTCTGCAACACTATATGCTCGCTCTCTTTTACTTCTAAAGTCACCAAGAAGGCAAGACTCTATCTGTCCTTTATTAATATTGTATACAGACATAATGCCACTTGCACGACTAAGGTGATGTACACGAACCAGGTCACCATTAAGAAAGTATACTTTTTTATTCCCTGGAATTACTGGGGCATTGTTATAATCGTCAAGACTAATCATGTTAGCCTAAACGTTAGGTGGAAGTCCCACAGCAATAATATTAACACCAATAGTTGAAACACCAGTTGTGCCAAATTTAGCTGATACGGTTACGTCTGTAGATGTAATGCTCTTAATTGTAAGAGTTACGTCAGTACCGCTTTTTGTGTCTGAAGTGTTTTGGACAGTTGCTGTAACAATTGGAGGTGTTGAGAATGCTTGATTAAAAGAAATGCTGGATGTATACTCATCTCCACTCTTAACAGATGTTGCAGAGATAGTTGTATACCCTCCAATAACTTGTGCCTTAAGAAGCTTAGAAGATTTATTTCCACCAACCTGTCCCTGAAGAACAAAATTATTACTTTGAGTTAGTGCTGATCCTTCTCCTGCAAGATCATTAATGGCCTGTGCCATTGCATAGATATATGAAAGGTCAAGTGGTTGACCACGTTCTGGTAAAGGTATTCTAGCCATAGTTATAGTATATCAGATTAGAGTTCTGCAGTAGCATTAAATGTAACTTGAGCACGAGCACCATCTCGATAAGCTGCTCCAGTCCATTCAAATCCAACACTATGTGGATATGCATAAATTGTGGTGGGCAAAGTGGTGTGATGACCTGCAAAGGTAACAGCTGTTGCTGTAGCTACTGGGGTTGTTCGCATAGTTGTTGGAAGTGTTACACCCATATTATTTCTGCTATAAACCACATCAGCAGAAACTCCACCATCAAAGTTCATGGCAACATAGTATCGTTGACAAGCAGCCAACTCTGCCTGAATGCTTGGAGCGTTACGTTTAAAAGATGTTGCATAAGATCCAGCTTCGACCTGTACTCCCCAGATGTCAATTGTCTGAGTAGCATTAATTGTCGAAGACTGTATTGTAAGAATTAGACAGTCGTTATTTCCTGTGCCAATTGTTTTGCCAGACATTGAAGGCAGCGTTACCGTGCTTGTGTACCTTGCCCAAGACGTAGTTAATGTTTCTAGAGTTCCATTAGTGGTTGTACTGCTAGATGGCGAACCACCTGTTCCAAAGTACTGTGTAAAAATAGGTCGGACCGTTCTTGTTGCATCTGCTTTTGCCCAAAATGAAACAGTAATTGTTTGACCAGAAAGAGTTCGTACATCCTCAATTGGTTGTTCTAGTACGTTGCTAAAAGTTGCACCAGTACCAGCTACAGTTTGTGCATAGCGGTAGAAGTACTCTCCCTCGTATCCAGCTGCAGGTGCAGATCCCAAGGGAAAAGCTTGTTGTGAAACCGTGCGAGTAACGCCAGATCCATCAAAACCTGCTCGCCAGCGGTCACTAGAAAAAGTTGCAGTCACAGGATTACTAAAAGAAGTGCCTCGTTGCCAAATATCAAATGCACCATTAATAATATAATTAGTTCCACCAGCCTCCAGTGCATCGATCCTTGGAACAAGCTCAGATTCCTGGGGTACATAAGCAGCAGCATATTTAATAATATAGTTAATAACACCATAAGGCTGCATGATATTTGATTTTAATCCAAGACCAGAGCTTTGGTTTGTTGCTGCGGTACTGCTTACAGCATTGTTACTGTCTCCAGCACTCCAAAATGGTGAGTTTGTTGCAAACAATGAACGGTACTGACCAGCAGAACCACCATCACTAATAGCAACAGGGGGATTGTGGCTGTGAGCATCTTGAATGTGCGTGTGCGAAGCCAACTCTATTGTTGTTTGTGCGTGAGTTTTTTCACCATTGTATCCACCTAATTCAAAGTCTACAGAATAAACAGTGTGAGTTCCAGAACCAGTAACAGTAGTTGCAACTGATGTTCCTGCCAAAGCATTCGCAAGAGACGTAGAAAGTCTAAATGTAGAAGAGGTCAAAACATTTACCCAATATCGAGTATTTGCTGTAAGTCCTGTTGGAAGTGCTCCTGTTGTAGTAAAGTAAACAAGTTGACCTGTTGCCAATCCATGATTAGCTAATGTTACTACCGCTGGTGTAGCAGTTGTAATGGTGGGATTTCCTGCTAAAGTTATTGCAGACTGTGATCCAACAGGAACACGACCACGAAGATCGGGTAGATTAAATGTTGTACTTCCATCACCAACACCATATGTAGTACCAATAGCTGCATATAGTGCTGAGTATGTTGATCTTGATACCGCCGTACCGTCACAAATTATCCACTGTTCTGGAGCAGTTGATCCACCCCAACCCATAATTGTTCCTGCTGGAACACCTGCAGGTAGTCCAGGTATTGATTGCCAAACATTTTTTGACGCAACATATGTATAGTTGTTATATGTCTGTCCATCAACTGGTGATGTTGGAAAATTTAAATCAGCCAATTCCTATTACCGCCTTTGCTTCTTCTATAGTTAATCCAAGTTGTGCAAGTTTTTCAATTGCAGATTCTCGGACTGTTGCTCTATCTAATTCTTCTTGTGTACGAGACTCAATTTCTATAGCAATTTGTTCATATTGAACAATTTCTTGTTCTGTTAATGGAACAAGATAAACAGGGACAACAGAATCGTTGGGGGTAATGTCTAAAGGCAAATTTAAATCACTCATGATTTCCATCCAAACACCTGTAATCTACCACTCATTGTTCCTGAAGATGCAGCAATTGCAAACCCATCAAAGTCTGCTCCTACAAAATAATCGTGAACAGCCGCAACGCTGTAAGATGTATTAGCGGTGTTGTATCCAGACGCTGTTCCTGTAAATTTTGTGCGTACTGTTGCTATATTTGGAGAGTAAACATCCATACTCATTGAGTTGTCCCCAGCACCTGAAAGCAAATACCAGACAGTTGTAGATTGTGCTTGCCAATTTGACGGTGTTCCACTTCCTATTTGTTGTACACCATTAGTTGAGTAAACTGATTGTGCGTCTGTAACTCCACCTTTTCTAAGTTTCATAAGCATTTGAACACTAACTCCACTTGTAATAACAAAGTTAATATGATAATCGCTATATTGACTAGAAAAAATACCATCTAAACGCAATTCACTAGCTCCAGATAGTGTTACAACACCAGTTGATGAGACGCTTGCTGAGCCACTAGCAACTGTAACTGATGTTGGAAGAAGAGGGACAAGACCCGAACCTAGTGTTACACCTGTTCCACCACTAGCAATACCTAAAGGAGTTGAAAGAGTTACAGAAGTAAAGGTATTAGATTGCTGTGCAATTGTTTGATTAATCTCTACCCACTGTGCAGCACCAGTACCGTCATCATAATACCTATAAAGTCTTGCATCTTCTGGATCAAACCACAACGCACCGTCTGTAGCTGGTGAAGGCTTTGTTTTTGCAACTGATGCTGCAGCAATTGGTGTTTTGTTCGTCCATTGACCAGTGTCATAAACAAGAGCCTGATCGTCTTGAGGGTCGTCAATATTTACATCTGGAACAGTAGAATAATATAAACTGTTCCAGGCAGTTGTTCCATCACCAATTTTTACCTGTTTGTTTGTAAGGTCATAACCCATTTCTCCTTTACGAAGAACAGGATTTTGAGCTGTCCAAAATTCTGCAGACGCTCTTCTAAGTTGAATAACTGAAAAGCCAGTTTGTGGGGAAGTGTAGTCTGTCATTCTTCACCACCATCAAGATAGTTAAACGAAGAGTCTTCCTGATATGTGTTTTTAACTGCAAACAATGGCGACCATTGAGAATACTGATTTTGATTATTTACTACTCTGTATTTAATAAGGTATGTGTCTATTGATGGATTGACTGGTACTTCAATGTACCCCCCAGAAATATAGGCAGAGGTAACTGTTTTAGAAATTGTAAAAGACAGATCGTTTGGTACAGCTATTACCTTAGCGTTTGTTTGACTAAATTCTACAGGTACTGCACTAGAAATATTAACAATGTATCCAACTTCAGCTCTATGTGGTTTACTAAAAGTATAAGTAACTGTGTCTCCTGAGTAAACTGTGTGCGTTCCACTCCCTGCAGAACTAGTTGCAATTGATGTTCCAGCCAAAGCATTTGCAAGAGACGTAGAAAGTCTAAAAGTAGAAGAGGTCAAAACATTTACCCAATAGCGTGTATTGGCAGTTAGACCTGTAGGCAATGCCCCAGTAGTTGTAAAATAAACAATGTTACCAGTAGACAAGCCATGTGCTGCACGAGTAACTACAGCTGGCGTTGCATTTGTAATTGTGGCTGTTCCTATAGAGTCATTGCTTGCTCCACTAATGTTAATTTTAATTAATGAAGGTAGCTCAGATCTTAGAACTCTAACTCTTTTTACAACCAAAACTAACCACTCCCAAAACCAAATTTAAACTCTACGAAGTTAGTGGTGTTCTGTTGCTTTACTACAGGAAGAGCATCTACGTCTTGAATAGGAGAATATCCAGTTAGTCCATAAAGTGGATTAATTGATGAAACGTTTTCAAGCCTAAGAGCGTCAAGAGATACATAATAGTTTGAACTAGGAGTAGCTGTTCCAGTTGCAAAAACACTTGCATAAACTTTTACAGTAGAAACAGCACTCCAAGTAAAGCCAGGAGACTTTACAAGATCTCCAAGTGTTGTCTCTGCTACAATATATTTATTTTTACTAAAATCTGTTCCATAAGAGTCACCCTGAATTCTTTCAATTTCAAAGTTAGCATACTCAACTCCAGATGTTTCTTTTTCTGTTGAAACAAATTGAACAAGAAGCCTGACTGCGTTTGGAGGAGTAGGGTTTGGATAATTTGTAATTGGGCTTCCACCAGTTTTATTTACAACTGAAAAAGCAAGCTTAAGCTTGTCTGTAGAAACATTAAGATCTAAGGCTAAAGAGGTTCCGTTAAGATGAATATGATTTCCAACAACAGTAAAGTCGTCTGCAATATCTGAATCGTTACCAACAATAAAAACAGAATTGTTTAAGAATCTTCCACGTTCGTGAAGCCTAACTCTGTCTGGGCTTGTAAAAATTGTATTGTTAGAATTTGCTTGAAAAACTGGAATTTCTGAATTTGTTGTTGGCGATAGTGGGGTTAAAACATTTTCTCCATCATCCAATGATTTAGTAATAGTTTCAACTGCTCTTGAGCTTGTAGAGGTATGATGCTCCCAGTTTTCTTGAGTAGAAAAAGAATAAAGAATTTTGCTATCTGCAGATCCTGCCGATGGATTTGCTGCTGCAGAATAGATTCCAATCTCACTAATTTCATATCTATCATCTGTTGGAAGCTCTGCAGTAAAAACAACATTAGAGATATCATCTTCTACAACATAACCACGAGAAATAATAGGAACTCTAAACATTTCAAAGTCTAAATTTTCTTTATATGAAGAATCGAGATATACAGTGCATCTTGTAGAATCCATACCAGTAGTATTAGCTACATTGGTTAATGAAACAAAAGTAAACGTTGACGCTTCAACACTTGTTATTGTACGATATCCATCAATATTTGCATTAGCTGTTCCAGAAATAGTTACGTTATCTCCAACAATAAAACCATGTACTACAGAGGTTGTAACTGTTGCAACTCCTGCAGTAGCAACCATAGCTGTAATGCCTACTGCTAAAGTATTTCTTGGCTTTGCTCCGCAACCAACAGCAATGTGAGAGGCATAGCTAGGTGTCTGACCAATTAAATATTTGGCAAGAATGGCTTTTCCATTATTTGTAATCATTATTCTCCTACTGTATATATTGTATCACTAAAGATAGTTGAAGAACTAATGATATCAACCTCTATCTGCTCTTCATCCAACATGTTGTCTACTTCAATAATTAAATCACCAGTATAAGGCTCAAAATAAATTGTATTAACTGTTGCTTTGTATGGAGCTGTTACTGTTTTTGTAATAACAAAAGTATCTTTTGTTGGTGTATCAATAACTGAAACATTTGTAGCGTTATATTCTGTTGGTGTTATGCCAGAAATAGTAACCACATCAGAAACTGTAAGGCCATGATCTTGAATTGTTGTATAGGTGACTTCGGCAATATCTGTTTGTCCTGCATTTGTAATTTGAATATACTCGTTTTTTGTTGTTGTAATTTTTGTATCTGTAATTGAACTAACTGTTTTAGTTAGCATATGATTGCTCACACTTAAATCATTTATTGGAATATGAGTATCTAAATTAATTTGATAGTTATCTAAATAAAACGCTGACTGACCTGGTAGCTGAATAAGGTTATTTGAATTATACTGATTTGATGTATTTTCAATATCTGCAAGTAGCTGGTAAGAATTGTTTGTCCCATTAACAAGATCTGTTCTTGCAATGTTTATAATTTCTTGACCACCAATATCATCAAAGATAAGGTCTACCATTGTGTCAACAGGCAAGGCCTCTTCTCTTATAAGAATTAAGTCTGGAGTTGCTACCCTTGTAGATGGATCTTGTTTTGTAATCTTAATTTCTGGGGTAGGACTAGATGAGGATACTTCAAAGTCTGTCATTTACTTTACCTCGCTTACATAGAGAACTGTGTCTGGTCCATTTACTGATCTTGAATATTCGATATCGTAAACAACAAATCTTGATCCAGATAGTGCAACCTGGTCTACGTTTGCATCTTTGCTTTTATAGTCTATTTCAACAATGTCTCCAAGTTGTATGTTTGGTAATCCAAAAACTTTTAATCCAACAGACTTTCTTGGTTTAAGAATTTTTGAAATCATCCAAGACATTAGGCTTTTAGCAGAATCGCTGTCTTGAATATATGGAGCGTTTAAGCTAAACTGTTTTTTACCATACATAAGTCTACTATTTTTAATATCCTGATAGTCTTGTTTTGCTTTTGTATATGAGCCAACATCGCTACCCTGCCCAATTTCAATATTTGAAAAATCTCCTGTATGTTCAAAATGTTCGTCAACAGTGTAGTTGTGCTGTGACTGTTGAGTAAACGTTGCTCCCTGGATTCTTAGATAGTTTCCAGAACCTTCATCAAGATTAAGAACCGTATCTGTATTATTGAAAATAAGGAATTCTGCACCATATGCTCCTGCCATAAAACCAGAAACGGTATAGCCTTTTACATTATTAAATGTTGGTGAAAGCTTTGCGTAAAGTGCTGGATACGCCTTGTCATATTTAATATTAAAGTGAGCAGCTTCACGCATGATTGTTCCAAACTCATCAAAGTAAATATTGTATTGTGGTGGAACGGATGGATTAATGCCAGACAAGTAGGTTGACTGTACTAGTCCATTCATTGCATATTTTTTAAATGATTCATTTACTGTTACTTCTTGGTCGCCAAACACGTTTGATAATGCTGGGGTGTCTATTTTTGTAGAAGTATTCTGACTATAATTATTAGCAACAGCATAGATATTTTCAAACATGCACCTGGCAGAGCCACGAACAAACATAGCCATATTATTATAAACTGGTAATGGATCTGGGTCATCTACTGTACTAATAAGCTTTCCATTCAGATATATGTAGAACCTTCTTGTTTTACCGCCAGCTCCTACCTGTTCATACTCCACAGCTATATCGTATACCGTTGGATTTTGTTGAGCCATAGATCTTTCTTGACCAACAAAGGTTCCATCATCAACAATAATTTGTGTAGTTCCACCCCATAGCTTAACTGGAATTGCGTCTTCCCTTACATTAATATATGCAGTAGGTTTACCTTGAATTGCTGCATCACTTTGACTTGCTGTATTTGAAATTAAGTATGTAAAAGTTTTTGTAGTTGGTACGGTGGCAACTGTAAAAGATCCATCAAAGTTTGTAAGGGTAGTTCCATTATCAACACCTCCTATAACAATAGGATCATTAACTTGAAATCCATGATCATTTATTGTAGTTATTGTTACAGTTCCTGAAGCTCTTGATACCGCTGAAATTGCAAGTCGATTAATACTTCTTTGAACTAACTTATAAAAAATAACATTGTCAAATTGTTCACTAGTAAAATAGTTACTAATATTATTTTGCGTTAGTCCTATAAGCTCAAGGTAATATCCATTGTTTGTTTCTGGATTAAGCAATAGTCCAATTCCACCAGATCCACCAGAAACTGTTAGTGTTTTATCAATTTGAGTTCCTTCAGCAACAGAATAATAAACAGAGCTTCCTGCTGGGCTTTGCTTGTCTTGTGTTCCATCAATTCTGCCAATAATTCTCATACGAGTTCCAAAATGCGAAAACTTGTCTGTTAATGGTTTATATACATAAGACAAAAAGTTAATCGGGTCTACTCCTAAAGTTGTAGAAGTTCCTGTTGGGAAAATTCCAGATGATGGACCAGTAAGAACAAAAGCAGAAGATTGTATTGTTCCAGTTTGTGTTGAAAGAAAAGTGTTTGCCTGAGTCTCTGTTACTTTAGAGCTTGTCATAAAGTTTTTAATAACACCAGTTCGTGATGCTTTTCTTGCCAAAATATTATTATTTTCGCTTACTCCTGCTGGACCAACAATTGTTGATGGAGTTGCTGGTGCTCTGTTTATTATTCTTATTGTATTTGTAATAAAGTCTCCAGTAACTGGATCTGTATAGTTATCAATAATAGGCTGCTTTAAAGGAGGGTCAATCACAATAATATCGTTTGCGTTTTCATTATTTGTAATTGACATAATTTTAGTATTGTTTGACTGAACTTCTCCAGTACCTTGATAAATTTCTACAAAATATCCAGGCTGCATATTTGTAGCATCTTGAACTTCTATTTTGTCATTTAGGAATACGCTGCCGTCTTTTTTAGTAAATATATTTGAAATAAGAAAGTTCGTATTTCTTCCAAACAAATACTTAGAGTCCATTGCAACACCTTTTACTGGAGCTGTATTTGTTTTATTTGTCCAATAAGAATTAAGTCCTGCAGGATGACTTGTTACGACTGTTCCAAATTGTCCACGACCATGCTTTGCCACTGCTCCAGCTTTTAGAGTGGTTACTCCATTTGCAACTTGATAGTTTGGCTCAGAAAATATTCTAACAAGTCCTGTTGGATAGAGCTTTCCGTTAAAAGGTATTTTAGAAAAATAGTTGTTGTATTCTTCTGCACTTGTAATCCATTGATTTCCTTGACCAGGAATATTGTATTGTACAGCATCATACTTTATGATTTCTCCATTAGCAAAAAAGTATCCGTTGTAACGACTTATCCAATAAATACCCTCGCCAAAATTCATAGTATTGTTAATGACCTGTCCACCCGAAACAGTTGGAAGACTAGAAGACAGCTCTGTGTTTAGTGGAATTGCGGACAAAGAATATGCTGACTGTCTTCCAACATCATCATTTTGAGATTTTGTTTTTTCAGTTCCTGCGACTTCCCAAAGAAGTACTGGCTTATATACCCAGGTTTGATCTTGGTCAACAAGGCTTGCTTGTTTTATTGAGCCATATGTTTTTTGAATATAACGAGTATTGTACGCAATAACACCATCATTAAAAATATTATTGTTTGAAGCACTAACAGCTACAATATTTGCCAATGCTGTACTTGGATTCTTCAAAGAAAGTGTGTGTGTTCCAGTTTGTGATCCACTTAAAGTTATTGCATTACCTCCAGATGTTGTAGACAACTTAAAAGTGTTTGCCGTAATGTCTCTTGCATAATATGTTGTTCCTGAAACAATTCCAGTTGGCAACGTACCTGTTGTGCTAATGGTTATCTGAGTGTTTAACGTTAAATTGTGTGACTTTGAAGTAAAAGTAGAAGTTGATATGTTCACTGTTAACGGTTTTGCATTAAAAGAGTTTTTGATTATTCCTTTTTGACCATAGTCTACAGATCCTCTAAGAACCAAGTCTGTAGCTCTTTCGGCTTCAGTTGGCATAATGTAATTTTTACTCATTAAAACAAAGTTATTATACTCATCAAAGAACATTGATGTTTGAGTTGATACAGCAATATCTTGAAGAATTTCAGCAACGCTTTTATCTGGTGGCACAAAGAAAAAAGGAATTATTGGCTCTGTGTTTTCAAGAGGGTTACGCTTAAAAGTGTAGTTAGAAAAACCTATTGAATCAAGCAATAGAGATACGGCATAACTTACAGAAGTATTTTGAATAAGAACTTGTGGTGCAATCGTTGACTCAAAATAAAAGAAAAGATCTCTAAGTGGAATTGAGACTGCTCTTGTTTCTTTATCTATCTGTGGGAAGCCGTCTGCATATAGTGTTTTAATTGGAATATAATAGTCAGACCTAGAAACAATTATGTCATTATCATAAATTGGCACATCTACAATACCCTCGTAAAATTTTACTTGTATGTTTTTTGACAAAGTATAGCTAGACAAAATGCTATCTGGATTGTTTTCATTAAAGGCATTTTGATAATCGAATAGACTTAAAGATCCGTTAGATGCCAATAGCTGTCCTACTGGCATACCTGTAGAGCCAAGATCAGAAGCTGTTTTTTTAACTGAATAACTAGTGGTCATATCTGAAAGATCTGCACAAAGTCTTGGAGACAACTCAATAAGATCAAACGAGCAATCGTTTTGATTCATAGTTTCTACAACAAGTCTAAGACCACAAATTTTTTCAAACTCTCTATACTTAGTTTTTCCTGCATCAGAGTAACTTGGGGTATCTACAAGTTCTGTTATTACTCCAAGTAAATCAGTGAGGCTATCTGTTTTTTTGTACCAACCATATTGTGGGGTAAATGAAGTATAGCCAAGATATGCACCGTTTCCAGTATAGACATAGTATAGTCCAATGTCTGTTTCAGATGATGTAACAAGATAAGACGAGCCAACTTCTGGAGTTACTGGCAATAGCTCTCTGGCTGAATATTGACCTTTAATTTTAAAAATTGAAGAGTATTCGTTAGGAACAATTAATCCATAAGCAAGTTCCAGGTAGCCATCTTGTTCAATGATGTTAGGGTCGTCTGCAGAGTAAGCATCTTTCCATGTATAAATGTCTCCATTTTTTTCAAGGTATTGAAGAGTCCATGTCCTAGGCACTGTCTTGTTGTTGTCTCCAAAAAATGGATCAGAGTATGAACCAGAGTTGTCATAGAATGTCCCTAAGTTAGTGCTTCCAACATTAGTCTGAACTTTAATTATAATTCTATTTGTAGGCAATTCATTTTTATAAACAACAAAAGGAACAGTGTCGTCAATGGTATATTCGTTAGCATTGAATTTTGAAATTCCCCTTTCAATTCCAGACTCTACTCTGTAAGAAGTCCAATATTTAAATAGGTCATTTTTGTGTCCCATATAATATCTTGGACGACTACCCATATCTTTGTTGTCAAAATGAGTGTATCTGTTATCAAAATAACGAAGCTTGTTAATTCCTGAACGTGGTCTAAACCTAGCAAAACAATCTTCTAGGGAATATAGAAGTCTTTCTTTTTCTTTTACAGATGTAAAAGTAAGTGGTGTTACATTATCGTCAGCCAAGCCACCATCAATAGTTGTGTCAGAATATGTTGCATTAGCTATTGCTGGAATTTCTGCTCCTGTATAACTAAATGTAGTAGGTAAAGTCTTATAGTCAGAATCGTCTTCTGTTGGACGGTATCTAAAGTTTCCAATTTTATGAATATTGTCTGGATTATTCATATTCCATTCTGCAAGAACTACAGACCTAATATTAATATTTGCAGAAGTTTCTAGGTGATTACTTAGTTCTGAGTTTTCGCTATCAAACATTTAAACCTCTTCCAATGAAAGAGATACATTCCAAAAGTCAAAATTAGTTGCTCCACGTTTTTCAATGGTATAAGAAAAATCTGAAAAGAACACTTCTACAATTTCGTTATACTTTAAAAGGTTTCCATAATCTGCGGTAGTCTTTCCAAAATTATCATACTTGTCATATGCGAGGTATACCCAAAAAGATCCAGTATAGTTTTCATACCAATCTAAAAGCTCTACACCCCCAGCTCCACCATCAGAAGTATGAGAAACACCACCATCAATAGCAACACCGCTAGAGTTAAAGGTTGGATTTACATCAAATGCTCTTGAAGGAAGTCTTTGCCAAGAAGTAGAAATACCCAGCTTGTCTGCAACATGATATGAACGCATACGACCATTAACAGTTCTTTCCCTCTTTTCAATACGACTTGGCTTAATATCAATTGGTTGCCTATTATCATCTGATAAAATTAAAAACTCGTCTGCACCAGTAGAATAACCAGAAGAGTTAATTTCCTGGCCAAGAGGAATATAAAATTTATTCGTTGCGTCTCCTGGCTCTTCAACAATAGTCCCAGGGTTATTTGCAAAAAGCATTGCTTGGGGTCTACTGTATTGTTTACGACCTTGCATGTAAGCATAACTGTTAGCTACCATTAAAACCTATTGCTCCTAATTCTTTGTGCATCAACCTGTTTGATCTGTGCAAGTACTGTGTTTGCAATTTCTCTTGGGTTTGCATTAGTACTTGCATTAACGCTAATACTATAATTATACACTGAATCAAATCTGTTGTTTGAGTTTCTGTCATACCCTCGATTTAGTTCTGCCAGTCTACCTGCACCAAGCTTATCTACTGCAGGTTTGCTCATTACAAATTCTCCTGCGGTAAGCATAGCAGGAATTGTGTCAGTCCCCTTTGCAAGCATATTTGCAATACCACCCATAGCCATATAAGGGACCATGCCTCCACTATTCATATATGACATCATTCCACCCTTTTTCATGTATGAAACGAGTCCGCCCTTTGAGTAATAAGTGTCAACAATGGCTTGCACAGCAGCGTAGTCGGCCCCAAGAGCATTTCTTCTTGCTTGACCGTTGCCAAACTCTCCACGCATAACTCTTTGAGCCATATCATTTAACCAAGCAGCACTACGACCTGTTGCGGCAGGTGCAGGTGGTGGAGCAGGTGGTGGGGGAGGAGGAGTATAAACACTTTGAACAGTAGCTCCAGCTAGTGCAGCTCCAAGTTGAGTCGCAATAGAAAGTGCTTGTCTCATTGACTCTTGGAATTCGTAAGTCTTAGTATTAGCAAGTTCAAGACTTGCGTTTATAGAGTTCCATTCATCTTTTGTTTTTCCAAGAACTACAAGAGCATCAATTTGATCCTGTTGCATTCTATCAAGAAGCTCCATTTGACGCTGAGCAGGTTCAACTCTTTTTTCTTCAATTTCAAGAATTTGTGCTTTAAGGTCACGAATCTTTTCTTCAATCTGTTCTCTTGTTAGACCACTTGTTCCAGTAAGACCTTCAATTTCTGCTTTTCTTGCTTCGTCAAGAGCAGTTCTTTGATCTGCAATTGAGTTTAAAGATCCCTGGGCTTGCATGTCTTGTGCTGCTCTAGCAGCTGCTGCAATATCACCAGTAGACAAAGCATTCGCAAGTCCAAGTTGTGATTTTTGCTGAGAAATAATTCTGTCATTAATTCTAGAAACTTCGTTAAGAGCTTTTGCTTTTTCATCATAAGCTTTATTAATTTCAAATTCTTTGGCAGCAATTCTTTGAAGATCTGCATCTAAATCATCAAGACCACCAGCTCTATTTTGAATATCAGATATGGCTCTTTGTCCTGCTTCAACAATGTCTTTGAGTGGATCTTTTTGAACTTTAAAGTTTAGCTCAATTACGTTTTGTTGTGCAGAAAATGCTGCAGCTGCATTGCTCATACCCTTTTGCCAAATATCTTGAAGCCCAGGAATCGTAACTTTATTAATATTAAACTCATAAGTTTTTGCATTTTGTGCATCAATTAATGCTTGATTAAGTGCAGCTGGATCCAGTGTTGGTGTCATATATAGTCTTGCTGCATCAGCATTTTGAAGCAAGAATGTTTTTTGAGTGTCTGTAAGGGTTTTATCTGCTGCTAGTTTAGCTGCAAGAGCATTCTTGTCCTTAGTCTCCATTAATGAATTAGAAACGCTTTGAGCTGCTGCCAAGTCTTTTGTTGCTTTTTCAGCTTCCCTAGTTTTAGCAACAAGTTCAGCAAGCTGTTCAGTACTTGCCTCACGAGCAATAAGGGCTGCATCTTCCGCATTACTTGCAATTGCATATGCATCTGCAAGGCTTAGGCCAGCTGCCACAAGTTTTCTAACTGCAGATGTTTGGTCACCGATTGCCGTAATTCGTTTTTGTTGGTCTGCAATAACATCAACAACTGTTCTTGGTGGAGGCTCTGGGCTTCCACCACCTCCTCCTCCTGATGTATCTCCTGTGTCATCATCACCTGTGTCACTTACATCTGTGTCGTCTGTGCTTGTTGTAATAGATGTTTGAGCTTCACTTGCAGCAAAGTCTACAATGCTTTTACCCTTATTTGTCTCTAACCATTTTAGATACGCAGGATTATTTTTATCACCAGTTGTAGTAAAGTTAGTTGTAAAGTTCATAGCAAACGATGCCTGATCTTTTTCTGGAATTGCATCCCATTTAGCTTTAAGTTCTTGAAATTCTGCTGAAGCTGTGTCGATACCATTTGTGTCTGCTAAAAATTGAAGGCTAATTTTTGGTTGTTTCTTTAAATCATTTACCCTCTTATTTATTAATCTTAAGGTTGCACCAGACTTATCTTTCATAACAGTTTCAAGTTGAAGTCTACGAATTTTTGGATCACTGTTGGCTTTGCTAATTTGAGTTAATGAATTTGTAATTGCTTGTTGACCTGCTTTATCTTGCTTAACAAATACATCGGTTTGGAATTTTTGAACCATTTCTGGATTGTCTGTAAATTGACTATATACACTAGAAAGATCAGCATACTGTGCTGGATCCATATTAATTTGAAGATCAAGCATTTGCTGAATTGACTCTGTGCTACCACCAAAAATTTTCATCATGTTTGCCATTGTTGCTGGGTCTAGACCTGTATCGCTTCCAAGATTAACAAGCAGTTGAGCTTCTTGAGTCTGTGTCGCATTTGCGTTTCCGATAATATTGTTTGCTACATTTGAAGCATTTTGCTGTTGTCCAGTATCTCCCTCATATCGTCCTGCAATATTTTGCTTAAAACCTTCAACCATTGCATCATTTCTGCCCTTGTCAAGTTGTGGGGTAACTGTTGCCACTTGTCCATATAGCTCTTGTTGTTTTGCAATAATTCCAGATGTATCTTCTCCTGGCTTTGCTGAAGCAAGGGCTTGCTGAATAGAGCTTAGCTGTGAACTAAATGCCTGTGCATATGTTGCACCTTCATATCCTACTGCTCCTGCTGAAGTAGTCCCTACGTTTGCACCACTTTGAACAACCTTTCCACTTGCATCTGTATATGTAGATACAGACCCCTTTATTCCAACAACAGTAGATTTTTTGCCGACTAGATTACCTTCTGAATCATAGAACTCTTGCCCAAGGCCATCTTTCTTTGTTTTAGTTTCATCAATGGGTTTTCCTAAAATATCGCTAGCAGCAGACTCTACAGTTTTTGCTTCTTCAATGCTGTCAATAACGTTTTGCCAAGCACCCTCAGTTTCTTCAATAATTTTTATTCTAACGCCAATTGGATCTTTTGTGAGGTCTTCTCCGTTTGGACCAAGAAGCTCCAGAAGTTTTCCGTTTACATCCATTCCAAATGTGGTATCGCCCATTTCTGTTGCTATTGCTGAAACAACGCTCCTTGCATCTACAGCGTTCATTGCACCAGAAGCCACGGCATTGGCCATTCTTGAAACTAAAAGATTTTCTGCATTCGACTTTCCGACCTTATTAATTGATTCTTGAGTTGCTGCAACCTGTTGCTTATTTTCACCTTGTTCTAGATAAGCCTGTCCAAACGTAATCTTTCCAGATGTTGATACACCGCCCTGTCTTTCAGAACGATTTCTCATTTCAATCTCACCAGCTGTTACGTTTCCAGTAGCTTCAGCAAACGACTTTAATGATTTTGCACTAGTTCCCAAAGCATTTCCTAGTTCTACTGCTTTTTTGATTCCATCGTTATATTGCTGAATGGACACTCCAATTGCAACAGCAAAAACTCCAAGAACTGCAACTACAGCCATTAGTGGTCCTGGTAGCATTGCTAACATTGGTCCAACTGTTGATAGAATCATCATTGGTCCAGACAACGCTCCTGCGATCTGACCAACAGGCCCCTCTACTCCTTGTGCCATCATGAGTCCCATAGATGCTCCCATGCCAATGCCAGCACCCTTACCACTCTTTACAAACTCACCAATTTTTCCTGGAGCTGCTTTAATTGCAGAACCAGCTGATTGTGCTGCTGCAGCTGCAATTTGTTTTGCACTGTTTGCAATTCCTATTGCTGCTTGTTGTGCAGATATTGTCATATTTTTTACAGATGTTGAAACTTTAGTTGCAGCATTAATTGAAAAATCTTTCATAGACATTGCAGCGGCAACAAGACCATTTTTAGCAGAAGTAGCAGCATTTTGCAACATTGTTATTGGAGATCTTGCTAGCTGTAACTGTGCAGACATATTCTTAATATTAGTACCCATGATACTAAAGTCACCGTTAAGTTTTTGAATTGGTGATGCAGAAGCAAGGAGTGTAGCTATTGCACCAGAAGACATCATCTTCTTGCTTTGCTGTTCAATAAATGCTTTCATGCTTCCAGATACTACTGGAGCTACTTGTGGTACACGACCAAATGCAGGATTGGTATTAACTTTTCTATTTGCTATTGCTTCACCAGCAGACTTGGCTTTTGCTATGCCCTCTTTTGCACCTTCTGTAAATCCTTCAGAGTGAGCAGCACCAACCTTCTTTGGCACTTTAGCTGGAGAGGCCACACCGCCTTCTTCTTTTGCACCTTCATTAAATGCATCTTTTTGTTCTTTAACAGCTTTTTTACCAGCAGTTCTTGCAGCCTTAACGCCTTCTGGTGTTGAAAAGTCTCCTGGCTGTAGGTCTAAGTACATAGGTCCTCTTGGAAGTGTAGACCTTACACTATTTGTAGTTCTACTTTTTCCTGGCTTTGATCCCATTGCAGCATCTACAAGTGCTGCGTCTTCTGGATTTCTTTCTTTATATTGTTGCTGTTCTTTTGTTGACCAAGAAACCCTAAATCCACCAACAGTATTTTCAGCTCTTCTGATAGCTGCCTTTGCCCTATTTTCTGGCATTTCAGCCATAGCTTTTTTATGAACTTTATCTAAGTCTGTATCTGAGATTATTGCAGATTTACCAGCTGCTAGTTGTGCAGCTTCTAGTTCTGCAATGTACTTTCTCATTGTTGCATCATATTGCTTTATTTCTTCTTGAAGCTGTGGATCATCAAATGCCTCTTCTGCCATTTCAAAAGTTGCTCTCCACTTTTCAAGGCCGCCTCTGTCCCAATCTGCAAGAACTTCTTGAATTTTTGCATTACCATTTTTCATAGCAGAATTTATTGCCATTAATTGATCAAAGAAGAATGAAGACTCTGCTGTAAGCTTTGGACTAAAACCTTGACTTTGAGCTTTTTCAACTACAGAAAACATATTCTTTTCTTTTGAACTTGGTGTTCCAACTAATTGCCTTGCTTCTGCTGGAGAAACCTCTCTTGTTGCCCCAACATGTTGTTGACTTATTGATCCAGCTTGTCCTAATTGAGCAGCTATAACCTTTCTTCCTAATTCAAGATCATTTTCTGTAAAGAATTTTTTAAGCTTATCTCTTGTTGGCTTAGCTTCTGCTTGTTCAAACTGTGCTAATGCTTGGTGTAAACCATCTGTCAGTCCAAGCTCTATTGCCTTGCCAAGGCTGTCTGATAGCTGTTCTTGCAGTCTTGCTTGTGACCCAGTAGCTGCTTTAGAAACAATTCTTCCTATAAGCTCTTCTGTTCCCACTTCATCTGTTCCTAGCTTATACCCTGGAAGATTACCTGCAATCATTCCTCTAATAAGTGGTCTGTACTTTTCTGCTTGCTTCTTTGGAATTACCGCTTCGCCAGGGGTAAGTAGAGCAGGAACAGTGTCTTTGTTACCTGTACCAGGAACCATTTGAGAACCAGAAGCAAATTTAAGTGGGTCAAATACATTAACCCCTAGACCTGCAACTGCATTTCTATTGTCTTCCATGTCGTCAAAGAATGCTTCAAGATCATACTCGTCCATAACATTCTTAGCCTGTACGGCTTTTAGTTCTGCCGTGCTTAGTCCAGAAAGTGACTTGTCTGCAATATCTCTTGAAATAAGCTTTACATTTTTTGGATTAATGCCAAGTGCCTTTAGGTGGGCAGTTGTCATTGGATCCATAGTGTTTGGTCTGGCAGTCATAATAATAATCTTTTTGCCAGCAGCCTGTGAATCCAAAAGATTCTGAATAACCTTTGGCATTGGTGCTGCACCCTTAATTGCTTCCCAGCCCCAACTCTTACGTTGTTCTTTTGGAAGCTTTGCATTAGCTTCTCTGTGTCCTGGCAGGAAGCTTGACAAGTTAACTAGTGTGTCGTCAAAATCGTAGCCCCTTGCTACAGGTTTCTTTGTTACTCTTGATGTTCCTCTTGCAAGCTTTTGTGGCTTAGGCTGAACTGCTGAGTGAATACCGTGGAATTTTGACCAGTCTACATTTCTACCTTCCCTTAGTCTGTCAACCATTTTCTGATATGCTGCAATTTCTTGTGGGTCTGTTAGCCCAAAGCTTGCAATAGTTTGTTGAAGTTTTGGCAGAACAGTATCAATTTCAGAAACAATCATATCGTTATACTGTTGTGGGGTCATAGACTTTGCAATGTCTGCAGTACTTTCTGCAAATGCTCTCTTTGCTCCTCCACGAACGGCAAGAAGGTTAATATTTGCCTGTTCTTCCATTGTTGGCATTTGTGGGGCAAAGTCACGGAATCCAGAAGCTCTGTCAAACACACCAGCAGTACCAACATCAGCCAATACGTTTGAATACATGTTAGACTGTGAAAGATCTTTGTCACCACGAAGTAGAGATGCTACAAGTTGCTTTCCCATTTCTTCTTTTGTAAAAGTTCCAGTTGGATTTGCTAGTGCTTCATCAAAAGGTGACTCTAATGCAAAGACTTTTCTTTGTCCCTTTTCATCATTAGGATCTTTCATTACTCTTAGACTTTGCTGTGGAGTCTTTAGTCCATGTGCTTCACGAGCAATTTGTGTAGCTCTTAGCTCTGCAACTGCTCCTCGTTCATCCATTTGTGGTTTAACAAACACAAGAGAGCCATCTGGCTTACGGTAAAGGCCTCCCATTGCCTTATTGCCATAAGGGTTGCTTTCAAAGTCTGGGAAGCTGTGTCCTTTACTTGGAGAGATAAGCTCACCAAAATCAGTAACAGGCATCTTTGACCTTTTACTCTTTTTGAATCGCTTGAAAATTTCCATGAGTGGATTGCCAACAATTCCACCTTTAGAGAATCCTGGAACATTGCCAGCAATAAGACCTTCTACAAGACTTCTGTTAGCGGCAACTTGCTTAGCTGGAATAACTGCTTCACCATTTGAAAGCATTGCAGGGATTGAATCAGAAGTGCCTGTACCTGGTCCACTTATAATTCCTCCACTAGCTTTTTTAACTGGAGCTGTTCTTCCTACAGTACCACGATTTACTGGTGCAGACATAAATCTACCCTGAGCAACTGATGCTTGCTCATAGGCAGTAATTAGCTGTCTAATTGCAGCCCTCTCAGATGTAAACGCTTGTGTCAAACTATTGTGTGCTTGCTCTAGAGATGCAGCTGCAGCCATAGCGTTAATCTGTTCTTGCGACATGTACTTAGTTTGTTCACCAAGGACCTTAGACTGTCCACCTAATCTTTTAAAGAAGTTAAAAAGACCCATAAGGCCTTTAATTAGGTTTGCTGCACCGTTAGCAATAAGACCAAAGCCCATCAAAAGAATTGGTCCAAGACCTGCTACAGCACCAACAATAAGCATTGTAAAGTTCTTTGCACCGTCTCCCCAACTATTAAAACCATCAAGAAGCTGTTTTCCCCATTCAATAATGGGAGTGATAAGCTTTAAGAATGCTTCTCCTACTGGAGCCAGTGCAGCTTGAAACTTTTCTAATGCCGCCTGAAATTTGAACATTGGAGAGTCTGCAACTTTTTTCATTTCTCGTTCAGATAAGATTGAAAGCTCTACGGCGGACCTTGCTGTTAACTCAAGTACACGACCTGCCTGAGTTCCGTCTTTAATAACATTCTGGAATAAAGTAGACATACGAGCAAACTGAAACTTTCCAAAAAGTTGTTCAATTGCCTGTGCTCTGTTTGTTGGATCAAGTCCGTCTAGGGCTAAACCTAGATCAACAATCATCTGCTTTACATTGCCCTTGTTTCCATCCACAATTCCCTGAAGATTAACGCCAAACTTGGCAAGCATTTCTGTTGCTGCTGTTGTTGGATTAATCATAGATGCAAGACCAGACTTAAGTGCGTTAGCACCTTCAGAGGCGTTAATACCACCTTCACGCATGGCTGTAAGGAAGAATGCTAGGTCTTTTACATCTCCACCAAGTTGTTGAATAACTGGAGCAGCGGTTGGGATAGCTGTAGTTAGGTCTTCAATAGAAGTGACTGTTTGGTTTTCAACTGCGTTAAGAAAGTTAATGTCTTTTGCAAGATCTCTAGTTGCAGTACCGAATGCACTTGTAAGAGAGATAGTTGTTTCTAGGGCTTTTTGTTGATCTACCCCACCTAGCACAGCAAGCTTTGATGCTTGATCAACTTGTGCTAAAAGATCTGCACCAGTTTTACCCATAGCAGCTGCGTCAGCAGCAAGACTCATTGTCTTTTCAACAGCTAATCCGTATGTTGTATATGCATTAGCAAGGCCTTTAATCTCTTCAACCATCTTGTCGGTTTCACCAGTTGGAGTAAAGGTGTCTCCATATACACGCTTAAATCTAATAGCCTGTTCTTCAAGTTTCATAAACTCTCTAGCAGCTGCTGCACCAGCAATTCCAAGCGGAATAGAAAAACCAACCATAAGCTGACGACCAGCCCACTGGGTGTTCTTACCAAAATTTAGAAGGTTTGTAGAGCCTTGCCTCATTAACTCATTAAAGAGTTGTTGTTTCTGTGCAGCAATAGCTGTCTTTGTTCCAAGATCCTGTAGATCAAGTGTTAGTGGCCTAATGGCAATTGTCTTAATTGCACCATTTGCCTCAGTGCCAAGTTTAATATATTGAGTCTGTAAATCTTTTACACGTTCTCTAGCAACCTTATCAATAGTTGCCATTTCGGTTTGAAAGACCTTGCCGAATGTTTTTGTAGATGCCCCAGCATATTTAAAATATTCTCCAAGAGAAAACTTGTTCTTCTCAAGGGATGTTGTAAAGGCATCTGCACTACTTTTAACATTTCTAAAACCTGCTGAAAAATTTCCAGTAGCATTAAGAGAGTTAACGAGTTCTTTTTGAAGTTGTGAAGAGGTAGCAGCAGCTTGTGCTCCACCTCTAGCCATTGAGGTGTGGAAGGCTGATATTTCGGACTGGAGTCTCTTAATAGCTGCAAGAGCATTAGACGTATCAATATTTACATTAATATTGGATTCAACATCAGCCATCCAGTAGCACCTCTAATCTTAACCGATAAGGTTTGTATCTGACAGCTTAACGCCAGAAGCCTCTTCTACAATCTTATAGACTGTAGGAAGGTCAAGGTTATCCTCCAAAGCTTTTAGGTCCTCTGAAATTTCAGGCTTATACTGCTTCATAGCAATCTGGACACACTCCATAAGAATACTCATAGACTTGTCGTTATCATCAGCTACCTCGGCAATAGCCTGGAACTTCTTCATAAATGGACGAAGTAGCGAAATCTTTAGGGGTCGCACACTAATGGTTTGTCCATCGATAAGAGTGATAACCTTATCTTCATTTACAGTTGTAGACATTAAATCCTCCTTGTTTGTCTTAATCAATTGTATCATAGACTAGTCCCATTTTTCATAGGACAATCCTTGACCAATACCAAATCCTGCCATATCTGCATTTACTCCTTGTAAAGCAAGTACGTCCCTTGGATCAGTTGTAGCACCTTTAGTAAATACTTTTGTTTTTAGTTTTTCCCATGCATCTGGCTCACCAGATTGTGCATCAAGGTCTACTCCCTGAATTGCAGCAAAAAACTTTTTTTCTTTATAGTCTAGTTCTCTTTTTGAACTTAGAGTAAGTGTTACTTCTGGTAAAGAAAGTGAGGATTCCAGCTCTTCGTAGTCTTTCCAATTCCCCAGCAAAAACAACTCACCTTCAATTGCTGCCAAATCAAACTCCGACCAGGAAGATCCTTTTTCTGCTTGCTCTTTTACTGGTTCTTCTGAGGCTTCGTTTAGCTTAATGTTTGCTGCAAACTCAATAATCTTATAAATCATAGACATGTCGCAAACATCTTCTACTAATTCTTTGGTTGATATTTCTGGTCTAAACTGTTTCATACATACCGCTACGCATGATGCAAGTCTTTCAATTGCCTCTTCATCATCCCTTGCCATTTTTACGTTTTCAAACTCAATCATAAACTCTCTTAAAAATTTAATCTTAAGAGGAGAGATTATTAACTTGTGTTCATCAAGAAGTTCTACTTCGCAAGTTTCGTATATTTTTGTAGCCATTGTTTAAGTATAGCAAAAAGAAAGGCCCAGGTTTCCCTGGGCCAATCTAATATGTTCAATTATGAACGTGGTGTTGAGTCTGCAGTGTATGTGCGGTCAACAATCTTGCCGTACACTCCTGAGTCATTCGGTAGAAGACGGAAGGATACTTCGAACATTGTTGCTTCCTCACGCTTTGCTGCGACCGTTACGCTCTCAATTGAGAGAGCACGGTATGCAACATAGATACGCTCGACCTGTTCTGCTGGAGCACAGTCACCTGTACCTGGACCAACAGCAACAAGACCTCGCTCGATTGGACATTCTCCAAGCTCTCCTGCCTTTAGGACAAGAGTCTTTTCGCTTCCAATACCACCTGTTGTCTTGGTTCCAAGATCAGCCTCGGCTGCTGCAGTTGCAAGAAGAAGGTTCTCTAGAGTTGCTTCTGCGAAAGAAGTCTTCATGTTTACCTTCATGCCCTGCTTGTAGAGCTTTGCTGTATCAAGGATCTGATCTACAGTAACCTCACCAAAATCAGGCTCGAACATTAGTTCAAGACCGTTTGATGTGTAACCTACGTTACGGAAACCTTCTGATCCAGTGTTGTTGTTTGCTGCGTTTGCACCAAGTGACAAAGCTGAAACATAAGAGTTAGCTGCAATTGCTGTGGGTAGATCTGCATCTGTTAGGAGTCCCTCTTCAAATGTGAAAAGAGACGCTGCACCAACAATAATGTTGTTGCTTGTTCCTTTTGAATATGCCATATTTTTTCACCTCATTTTTCTGTAAAATTTGGGGCGTTTCCTCATTTAAAGTTTATCATTCATTTATGAATAATCTTTAGTGTGATAACAATAGTCAATAATTATTTTGTTTCCAGCATAAGTTCTTGCTGTTCCAAAATCAATAATATCTCTTGTTTCTTGAAGCTGAAAAACTTTAAGATAGTGAAAATACACTGGCTTAAACTCTCTTGCCAAAGATCCAGAGCCAAAAGACACAAGTCCGTTTACAACTTTTTGTTGAAGCCATTCGTTTATCTCTTGTCCAGACTCATCTCCACGATCAAGCAGATCTGCAACAATCTGAGTAGTCTCAATGAGTGCTTCTGGATCACTGTTAGTCTTATAGAAGTAATAGATAACTTGTTCTCTTTTAATGTGTGGAAATGGTCCTGGACGCATTTTAAGCATTCTGTCATATACCGCAAAAACATCGCTTGACGCTTCTGGGAAACCTTCTGTTAATGCACTTATGTCTGTTGGCAATGTTGGAAAAAATCTCATTGCTCCAGAAAATCTATCTGGTATTCTTTCTGTAACTTTTTCTGCTAAGTATTCATTAATAAATACTGGTGGGTATGAAATAGCCATTACTTAATTCCTCCTGAAATCCACTTAATTCCCATTCTTGTACCAAGTGCTCTACCGCCAGATTTTGCTGAAGAGAATCCATCTTTAAACTCTGAAGCAGTTTCAAAGTGTTTTCTTAATCCAGTAACATCAAGCAGTGCCTGTGAAATATACTGAGTAAAAAACTGCGTAAATGAATTTTTTAATCCGCCTTCTGCAGCTGCTCCTCCAGGGTTTTCAACAGTTACTGGTCTTTTTGTAAAAACTTTTTCACCATCAATATCAAAACTTAAAGCTTGAGCTTTAACTGGAGTAATTGTTACTGGTACGCCATACTCCATAATTCTTGCTTTATCATAAAACGGTGTTGTTGATCCATCTTTAATAGATGTAGATTGTTTTAGCGTAAAGCCAAAAGTTAGGCCTCTACCAGTCGGGGTATAAAGTATATCAAAAAGTCTTCCTTCTGCACTTCCATTTTGATACCACTCGTAAACATGACTAAGAGATTCTGGATCTACTCTAGCACTTGAATCAATAAACTCTTCTAAAATTTCTTTAACGCTTACACCAAGAAGTTTTATTAACTGTGGCTTCCCTGCTATTGCTCCATTAACAAAGCCTAGCATATACTCCGTGATGCTCTTCATGTCTTTTGTAAATTGATCATCGTTAAAGTTTGCAGAAAGGGTAATCATACGTCTACCCCCTGGTTTTCAGATCTTCTAATTAAAACCTTATAGTATTCTACTTTTCCAAAAGCACCAACTATTGGATCATTTGTTGCGACCTCAAAAATAGTTGATTTACCTGTTCTTGGACCGCTTGTCTCAATGTAAATTGGGTTGCCGTTGTTATCACGAATATTTGTAATAATAATGTTTGTTATAGAGTTTGCTGCAGCTAAACTAGAAATACGAATGTCATTTTTTGTTCTTCCAATAAGAATATTGTCTAATGTTATGTGAACATTAGGCTTTACTTCTTCCTTGGTTTTTGAACTAAGTGATGCAAATGAACAGGCTATTGTAGCGTCAAGCATCCATTGCTTAGCTACGTTTCCGTAAGGTCCCTGCTCGACAATTGGATAATAAACATCTGCAAGGAGTGGATAGAAGACATTAGTGGTTTCACAAACAATTTGCATTATAGAATTCCTGGTTTAATTATTGCTGATTTATAATTATCAAGAATTTTATCAACAATAATATTACCAGTACCCCCTAGAAATTGTGGAGCAAATCTAACATCAAACTGGTCTGTACTGTATTGAGTAATAAATCTTTGCCAGTATTGATTGTTTCCACACTTAATATCTTCAATCAGGTATTTAGCTGCAATTTCAATTTCTGGCGGAATAGCCTTATATCCAGCATCAAGAACAAAAATATAGTCATATCCTCTTGGAAATGCTACCCCATGACCTCCTCCATAAAATCCAAGATCACCTATTGCAGGTGGAAGTTTTGTAGGGTTGTATTCTAGTCTGTTATATTCAAGATTTGGTCCATCAATTGTGTTGTATCTATAGATAGCAGATTTGTCTGGGGTTGGCTTGTATGTATTTTCCCACCACTTTTGTGTTGTTCCAAATGTTGTCACAGCAGCGGCATCAATATTACCTACCCCAAAAATCTTTAAACTGGTAACGACCTCAACTTCAAAAAGTCCGTTATATTCTGTTGGTACAAATCCAGATATAATAACCTTATCTCCAACAGCTAGACCATGATCGAGTCCAGTATTAAAATAAGTGTAATCTGCATTTTCTGTTACTGTATTTACAGCATTAGGAACATCTTCACCATTAAATACCAATACGCTATTTTCGTAAACTCTCAAAACACGACTAGTTTCATGCCATACTGGAAAATAGTCAGTTCCTTGTCCTACCTGTTGCACAACAAGTTTGTGATTATAAAAACCGTCTCCCATGTATGAATCCATAATTTTACGAGAAACAATTTCAAGTTCTTTATATTCTGCAATCTCTGTTGCAGTTGTTCCAAGTGTATTTGGATCAACGTATGGTCTATAAACTGCTAGGTTTGAGTCTGTAAGAATTTCTCCAGTTACAGAGTCTTGTATTCTAAAAAGAAAATCTCTGTCGAATGCAACTTTTGTTCTTGGAAGAATGTACTCAATTGTTGAATCTGCTGTTGACGTTTGTGTAGTAAGCTCGTAAGAGTGATCTACAAGGTCTTCTACATAGATGTCATAATCTGTATTTGCTTCTGGTACATCCCATGTAGTTGTAATGGGATATGGTGGCACTCTTAAAACTTCCATAAAATAATCAAACTCCTTAATTAATTATACAACACAAATAAAGAAGGGGCGAGGACTATTGTCCTCACCCCCTCAATAGTGTTTCTACTTAGGAAGCAGTTGGCTTAGTTGCGTAAGCAACAGCATCCTGCTCTTCCCAGTTGATACCAAATCGTACAAACACTGTGTACTCAATGGTGTCCTTCTTAGGAACGTAGAAGCGGTTGACAGTAATGTCACGCTGGAAGCCCCAGATACGGTTCTGTGGGAATGTAAGATCTACATAATCCGCAGGGTAGTAAGGAACCTCAAGCACTGGAATACCGAGAACACGGCTCTGACGAGCATTGCCAACAGTCTGGTCAATACCACCAAGGTATGAACCACGAGCTGCTTCAGTAGAACCAATAGCGTCAAATACTGTACCGTTATTCTTTACAATGTTTGCAAAGGTATCGCTTCCAGCATAGAACTTAAGTCCATTCTGAAGAGCACGGTAGCGACGAGGCATAGCTAGAATTAGCTTCTGCATGTCCTCTAACGTCCAGTTAGCATTGTTCTGAACAACATCAGCTTCGTGGGCAAATCCATCGGTTTCTACACGATTGACAAAGCCTTCCATAATGTTAAGGAATGCGTTGTTTCCAGAACCAATACCATTAATGGCAAGGTCCTCGATGTCATTTCCGAATGCTGTAGTCATAAGACGTACTAGGTGATCCTCAAGAGCACCACCTTCGATATTGTCTTCTAGAGCTTCAGCTGAGACTTCCCAGTCTAGACGTAGCTTCTTTGTTGTAAGTTCAACCTTACTAAAGGTTGCACCTGCGTTAGTAAATGTTGAATCGCCCTGATTTGCAGCACGAACAACACGCTCACCAACGTTGACTTTCTCTAGCTCCATAGTGTTGGCTCGCATAGTTACGCGACGACCATCGTTAGCGAGGGTTGTTGCATCCCAAATGTAGTCGATAAAACGACGAGCTTGCTCGGGACGCAGGATACCAGCACCTGGGTAGTTAGGGCTTGCGGTGGAAGAAGGGTTAACTGCGTTAGCCCCTGATGTTTCACCATATCTTGCTTCTCCTGGTACGTTGTTACCAATAAAAGCAAAAGCAGGATCTGCTACACCACCAATACCACCTGCAGCAAGCTGACCGTCCGAGTTAGGAAACGTTCCACCTGTTCCAGGAATATTTTTAATGATTTCTTCTGACATATATTTCACCTCCAAGTGATTTTTTTATTTTTTATTTCAGTAGATCGGCATTTGTGAGGAAACGACCGCCCCATACTGATTTTTCAACCATTGCTGGTTCCTGTACGATCTCGCCTAGATCGCCAGACTTGCGGAAAGCGGTATCTGCTTCTACTGCATCAATACGCTTGCCAAGATTATCAAAGTCCTTTTCTGCATCCCCGAGTACCTCGTTGACATATCCAAGTGACTTCTTTAGTGCAGCAACTTCATCGCTAAGTGACTTAACCATTGTTGCCATGTCGCTAAAGGCTGATGTAAGAGTATCTGACATTTCGGCAACTGCCTTCGCAACTACCTCTTCTGATTTCTTAGCTGCCATGTTTTCCTCTTCAGATTCAGACTCTTTTTCATCGTCTTCCTCTTCAACTTCAACAGAGATTGCCTTTTCAGCGTCAACAGCCTCAACTGCATCAACAACTTCAGCAGCCTCTACGACCTCTGCAGTTTCTTCGACAACTTCTTCTATTGTGGCATCTGCCTCTGGAGCGACTTCGACTTCTTCAACATTTGTTGTTTCATCTGTCATATTATCCTCCTTGTTAATCTCAGTATTGTTAATGCCTTTAGCACTATTAACCAAGAATTTAATCATGTCTACCTTGTCAGAATCTGACTTTTCGACAAAACCAATGTTTTGCATTGGAATTCCATTTGTTGGGCTTATCTCTGATTCATTGCCTGAAACCATTACGAGTCCAGACTCCTTGTCCCAAAATACATTTTCAATCTCAATGTCTGCAACCTCTCCCTTTAAAACGATATCTCCATCTTGATTTTTTTCAATTGAGATAACGTTGGCAAACTGATTAGCAGGATTATCTACTAGGGAAAGTTCTACTAGATCATAGTCCTTAATAATGCGAATTGCTGAATCCATTTTTTCGTCATAACCATCGTCCCACTTGTTCATCTTTCCACCAATGGAAAAACCTGAAAGGGTTCCGTCTAGAACCTTTTCCCATGTGTCCTGAGCACCCTTTGAGACATAAGCAGAAACGAATACACCATTGTAGAACTTTTTTGTCTCTGGGTCAAAGTACTTGTCTTCTTTAAAGTTAACCATCTTACCTACCGCCATTGGTTGGTGCATTTCTCGAATGTTCCCACGGAACTTGGCAAATGCTTTTAGTGAAGCATCAGTAGTAACAACATCAGACTGCTTGTCAATGTTGTCAAGGGTCGCAAAGCCAGAGACAATACGTCTCTCTTGATCTACTTTGCTGAACGGCATTGAGAGGCGAATATTGTCGCCCTCAGATTCCCAGTGTGCTTTTTGAATAGTCATACTAATCTAATTATATTCCCTTTTTGATAAAAGTTACTATTTTGTTATATTATACAGTATTTTTTAATTTGATGCTCTGCCTTCACCTTTTGGATTGCGTCCAGAGGTGGTGGCTGTATTATCTGCCTGATTTTGTTGACGCTCTGCATCACGAGTTCTATTCTGTTGATTATTAGCGTTTGCGTCAGCAGACTGTCTAGGTGTCGGAACAATCATCTTGTCGCTATCTTGACGCTGAGGCAAGTTAAGGGCATCACGAGCTTCGTTAGGGGCCATGATTTGATTCTTTACATAATTAGTTAGAATCTGTGACTGAGCAAGCTCGTCTGTAAGAGTAAGCTCGTTAAACTTAAATTCAAGCACATCTGTCTTTTCACGAATGATCTTGTTTAGAATCTTTTCCATGTTACGCTGTGCAGGTCTGGCAACCTGTTCTTTAAATGTACGGTCTTGTGCAAGAGCAGCAGCGATGTTTGCAGACTCTCCACCACCAAGCTTTGAAAGTGGAACCTGGTGTGCAACAAGAACATCATCACGCATTTGCTGACGGTACTGGTAAAAAGACCCTTCTTGTATTCCAGCTTCAATAGGCTCCATCTTAAATTCAACCTTGTTCTGGTCATTATCACCAGGAAGAGGAATATAGAGTGTTCTATGGTTCTGGCTCTTCATTCCTGTTTGTAGGAATCTGAATAGCTTATCCTCGGCTTCTGAAGAGAGCTGAGCACCTTTTAGTGTAACAATGTAACGAGGAACAGCTTTATTTTGGAAGTAGTCTACGTTGTATTGTGAAGCAAATCCATCACCGATCAAAGATGGCATTGCAGAGATAATGTCTGGTACACCATAGAAAGTATTTAGAGGAGAGTATTCCTTAATGTGGATAATCTCATTGGGTCGTGGGTCTTGTGTAATTGGATTTTTATTCGATGCCCCGAAATTACGGAAGTAAACAACCTTGTTTGAAATCATCTGAACAAAGCCATCATGAAGACGACGAACACGAACAGTTGTAGCAGGAATGTGACCAATGTAGCCGATCTGTCCATTTATGGTACGACCAACTTCAATGTAACCGTTTCCTGTTGCCTGAACATCTGTATAAACCTTCTCCATTGTAGAAGTAAAGCTGTCATCTGAGTTTAGGCTTTCCATCCAGTCTTTAAGTTCAATCTTTGCTCGTTCAATACGATTACGAGCACGAGAAACCTTTTCTGTGTCTGTCTCTGTTTCAAGACGCATTAGAGTTCTATCTGAAACAACAAAGTCATAGCCTAAGCCTACAATGTTTTCAACCTTAGCATCAATCGCTGCGTGATTTGCAAACGATGTATCGTAGTATCCAGCAAGCTGATAAACATCGTATGGTGGAGTAATAATATCAAAGATACCGTAAGCATTACGATAAACTGTACCTGGATTTAGTTTCTTAGACTTTGCATCTTCACGACCAGAGTCAACAGCATTTGCCGAGTCCATGTACGCATCTGACATTACTGTCTTTTCAATACGAGACTCTCTACGTTTAAAGTTTGTGTCAATGCCAACGTAATTTTTAATTTCATCCCACGACTTTGTAAAAGGATCGTTATTTACAACAATATCTTCACCAAGATAAGAGTCATCCCTAATCGGAATTGCTACTTTATGAAAATCATTCATCGCCGTACATCTCCAATGTCTTTTTGGCTGCAATCAAAGCACCTAGATCAGTATTTGATGGAACAAGTCCTTGAGACATTCTGTCTTTTTGTTCTGAATACTCTTCATCTGAGATCTTGCGAACGTTTGAAAAAAATACAGCTTTTCCTTCTGGTTCTCCATTATATCTAGCTGCGTCAGATAGCTCTTTCATTTTTGATGGGTCATCTTTCATTGATTCAATGCTCAATGCATTACCCTCGCCATCTGTAAAAAATTTTCCAGAAGGTAGTTGCCAAACATAAATACCTGCGTTTGAAAACGGTTCTTCAACAACTTGTATCTTGGTCTTACCAATTTGACCGTTCATAATCTTATCCATGAACACCAGTATACCATATTATAGTGGTTTAATGATTTTAGATACCGAACTTACGTCTTGATAAACCGAATACTGATATCTATTTATAGAAAGATTTACAGTGTCTCCAGCAGAAAACTTATTCGTTCCTGTATAAGAATTATAAAGTTGACCAAGATCTACACCAAGATATGTAGAAGCAGCAAGAACTAAAATATCTATCCATCCATAAGTATATGCTTTTGCAGAGGTTGCTGAAGAAAATGCCCCAAGCCCTGCTGGCTTAGCAACCTTAAAAGTTGTTGCAGTTGCGTCTGTAACTAATTCATTTACAACATTAAATCCAATAGGCAATATTCCAGTAACGCTTATGCGTTCTCCAACCTTAACAGTTTTTGCACCAGCCGTGCCAGCACTATATGTATAGACAATTTTTTCGCCATCTATTGCTGCCAAACTTATAGAAACGTTCTCTTTATTTTTCCAATCTTCCCATTCAAATATAGTTGCATCATCTCCAGCGGTATCGTCAACACCAAACTTGACAGCAAACCATTGTCTATTAGATCCAGCAGTAATTTTTTGAAGAACTGTCTCTTCAAAATAAGAAATATTGTTGACGACAATTGGGTATGTAATGTTAAAATTTCCAGCCAATCCATTAAAGTCTAAACTATTAACAAAACCAACACCCAGAATTTCCCACTGGTTAATATTAATAAATGGGTCGGGAGAATAGTTTCCGTTTAAGTAAAAAACAATTTTTGGATCAGGAACTCCTGCAGAACTTGTAAAAGTATATGTTATTCTTGCTCTTCCATTTTCTATTTTTTCAAAAAAGAATTTGATAATTTCAGTATTATATTGTATC